AACATCAGCTCATGGTTGAACTCGCTAAAAAATTTAACAGTAGTGATATTAAACTCAATAACATATATCTATTCGAAGGTGGCCCGTTTGATAACCCTGTTTTAGCAGAACAAACTAAAAAAGATTTTATCAATTTACCCCGTAGTAGTGTTATTGTTGACTAATGAACATTAATATAGGTTTTTGTTCTACTGCTACTTCTTATTCTGCTCTTAAAGAAAGAGACAAATACACTATTGTTAATAGTGAAAATTTAGATACAATTACTACTGTTAGCGGTGTCTTTAATAATAAGACATCTATAGCTAAAATTTATAATTCTTTTATTGAGCGTTATAAAGATGAAGATTGTATATTGGTATTAGCGCACGATGATGTACTTATTACTGATAAGAACTGGACACTTAAATTACATCAAGCAATTGAAAAGTATGATGTGGTGGGATTAGCAGGTGGTAGTAATCCTGCAATTAGACAGCCTTGTTTATGGCATATAATGTGTCCAAGGGAAACTCATAGCGGTACAGTAGGACACCATATGGACAATAAGACGTTTAAAACTCATTTTGGTAAAACCGGAAGAGTGTTATTACTTGATGGTTTGTTTTTAGCATTTAACCCCAAAAAATTATTTAAAGCTGGAGTAAGTTTTGATGAAACATGTCCAGCTAAGTTTCATTTTTATGATATTGATTTCAGTTTACAGTGTAATAAAGCTAAACTAAAACTCGGTACTATTAATATCGATGCTGTACATGCATCCCCTGGACTTAAATCCTTTACTAAAGACTGGAATGACGGTCAAGATTGGTTTATAAACAAATTTAACCGTGGAGAATATTAAAATTTATATTAACATACAACTATGATTATTACAGACCAAAAAATATATAATGGCGACTTTATTCATAAGCGTTTCGCTTATAAGTATTTTAGAGATCGCACTCTACCTATTGGTAATATTGTTAGCTTTGTAGCACCTGTTGAGGTTACATTAAACCTTATTGACTTAGAAGATTCATTAGAAAAAGACTATATTTATAGTGATTCTATGATTAATTTCTGTTGGGAAATACCTAACTTAGACCCGTTTGGTGCAGTATGTTTTCAACGCTTGTTTAATACTTCTATTGCTAATATCTTACAGAAGATTATCAATAAGCCTATTGAAATGAAAGGCGATGATATTATGGTACATGCTGAATTTACACAAGGTGGTGTTGTACAGCAAAAAGGTAAAGCTTCTGTCAGTATTACATATTCAAAAGATAATGTAGCTATTGGCCACACTGGTGTTAACTTAGTAGCCGGTAAACAAGCTCCTGCCTTTGCATTTAGTACTAACCTAACACCGGAACAAACTGCGAAATTCCAGAATACCGTTATTGATCAATTTTATAGTATGGTAGATAATATCTTTATTGCTACCACTAAAATTACTGTTTAATGTTCGAATATCTTAACAAGATACTCTTTAAGACTAAGACTCCTGACACCTCTACTATAAATGAGGTTAAGGAGTTTCAGCCTTTTTTAATACAGAGGTGGTGTTCTATGTACTCTCCTCAAGTGTCTAACCTTGTTAATCAAACAAGTAACCGGGTTTGGCCGGTATTAGAAAATAATGCAATGTGGTTTAATTATTTGCATGGTATTATACCTAACTCAAAATTTAAAAGAGTTACATACATAAAAAAACAAAAAGATAAAGATAATACTAATAAACAAGCAATCAAGGTTGTTGCTAACCACCTTGAAATTTCAGCCCGAGAAGTAAGTCAGTATATAGAACTATTTAATTTAAAATTACCTAATGAAAAAAAGCATACAACACAAGATTGAAAGAGACATTAAACAAAGTGGTTTAAGCCATGCTGAACAAAACAAAGCACTTGCTGCTAACGAGGCTGTTGAAACCGATCTTACTAAAGGTTTAGTTAGACTTGAAGACTATGCAAATAGTGATTTAAATCTCAAGAGCTGGAAGCTTACAGCTGTATTAGATGATATTTTATTCTGTCAATTTGCTGATACAAACGAAGATGGTACTATGATCCGTCGAGGAGATATTTGGATACCTATTAATGCTGTTAATCAAGCATGGCGTGTAGCTAAAGTCATTTTAGCTGGCCCTCGTGCAAAGGTTAAACCAGGTCAACATGTTATTTTTCCGAGTACATTTGGCTTAAAAGCAAGTAATGTTAATAATTTAAAAAATATTGTGTTTCTTAATGAAGATCGTATTTTTGGTGTTGCGGAACCAGAAGAAACATATGATAAGTATGTTAAATGAGACTTTCCCAAGGAGCATTAGCTACTCTACTATCTAAAAACGTATTAGAGATAAAATTCGTAAGAAGACGCCCCTCTCCTGGAGAACCAGCAACCAGGAGAATGCTTGCAACTAACGATACTATTTTGCTAAATAGTTCAGCTGGAAGGACCGCTCTTAACTTTAAACCAGCTACTGGACACTTAAAGTTTAACCCCCAACAAAAGGGGTTAGTACTAACTTGGGATATATTCATGCAGGATTATAGGTTAATACCTGCGGAATCTGCTGATGTTGTTAGTGTTATACCTTCCACCCCACCAGATCAGTTCTGGAAATATTTCAGTGAGGTATTAAGTAGAATGTCAACAGCCGAAAAAGAACGGTTTATGGACAAATAAAATGCTTAATATTATCGATAACAACATTAAAAATTATTTTCAAAAAAATATTATTTTAACACTTAAGAACAAACAATACAAAAAAGGAAAATTAATTAATTTTAAGCTTTCCGGTTGTTATCTTTCGTTTATACTATTAACCGAAAAAAAGAAAGAAACATTTGAAATACCAGTTCCTTTTTCAGTAAAGCCGGAAAAGGATAAACTTGTATTTGATTATACTTTAGAAGCATTAGCAGAAAACGATTTTGACTTATTAGTTAATTTGAAAGCAACTAATCAAGTTAAAAAATGCAAATTTTATAATGCAGTCCTTACAATTTCATCATTGAACTAATTAGATAGTAGTGTATTATTAGTTAATGTTGCTCAATAAACCGTTACTCGATTACTTTCCTACTGGTTATACACCAAGACCACATCAAATAAAAGGTCTTCAGGATATTGAAGCGGCTATAAAAAAAGAAAAGAAGTTTATTATTGTACAGGCGCCTACCGGTTCGGGTAAGTCGTTTATCAGTAAAACTCTTTCCAATGCAACCGATGAATGTGATTCCGAATTCAAAAACTTAGTTTTTAACTACCATGCATATGACGAAGATTATATAGATGTAATGGCCAGGTTTCCGTTACATGGCTTGTTTGCACTCACTACCACTAAGGCTTTACAGAATCAGTATAAAGAACTATTTAATGAGTCTTCTATATTTAAAGGCAAGTCTAATTATCAGTGTGATGTAGATGAGAGCTTTACAGTAGATTATGCCCCGTGTGTTATTACGCAGAAGATGAGAAAAGAATGCTGGGAAGAGCATCGCTGTCCGTATTATGAAGCACGTAACAGTGCTTTAATAGAAAAGTTTACTGTATTAAATTATGCTTCGTTTTTTAACTTGCCCGATCATTTAAAACATAGACAGGTTATTGTTGCAGATGAGTGTTCAGAATTAGAAGACGAAATCGTAAAGAACTTCTCTACATTAATTGATTACCGTCGTTTAACACAAAGCGATATAGAATACACTAAGTTAACATCTGATAACTCTAATAAAGCTTTAGGTTGGTTAACAGACTTAGCTGAATCTGTTAAAGGGGTAATTGACTCACGCGCAAATCGCTCTCGTTACGATAGTAACAAGGTAGAACTCATACAACAGCAGTTTAGAAAAGACCTTTATGAGTCTATTGTTAATACTATAGACCATTGGGAGGATACGCAATACATTATTGAGAAAGATGGTGAAAAGGCTATCTTTACACCTCTAAAAATAGATAAACTCAGCGGTTGTTTGTTTGATTATGCAGATACAGTAATTTTAATGAGCGCAACTATTGTAGACAAAAACATATTTGCAAAAACATTAGGTATTACTGATTTTGAATATGTAGAGATTGAATCTACCTTTGATCCTAAAAAGAGCCCTATTTATTGCCACACCAAATATCCATTAAATCACAAGTTAATGGAAAAGAACCTACCACCGGTGGTAGAAATAGCTAATACATTAGCAGATAGTCATAAAGGTGAAAAAGGCATAATACATACACACTCTTTTGCTATTACACAAGCTGTACAAAAGAAGCTTAAAGGTAAGCGCTTTTTATGGAGAGAAGAAGGTACTACTAATGAAGACATTATTAAACAGCACGTTCTTAGACCAGATGATACAGTTTTAGTTAGTCCCTCTTTAACTATGGGATTAGACTTAAAAGGCGATTTAGGTAAGTGGCAAGTTATTATAAAGCTACCATATCCGTCTTTAGGTGGTAAAAGAATAAAGAAGCTCTTTGAAGAGGATCCAGGTTGGTATAAAATGAGAATGTTTATTGCATTAATACAAGCTTGTGGAAGGTGTACCAGAAGTGTTGAAGACGAAAGCGTGACTTACATATTGGATGGTTTATCCGCTAAAACTATAATAGATAATAAGAAGATCTTACCTAAACACTTTTTAGATCGTATTGTATAAGTATATAAGTGCAGAACTACACGTATCATTGGGAGGTAAAGGATTTATTAACACAATTTCTTAATGCTTTTGATGGAGCAGTTGTGAAGCGTTATGATATACATGGTAATGTAGGTAACAATATTGCAGTTAGATATGTTTATGCACCCAAACAACGTGTTCTTTTTGATTTAGTTGACCCAGCACAGAATTTTACATTACCAGTAGTAGCGTTCTATATTAGTAGTGTCAGTAGGGATCAATCCAGAGTATTTAATAAGCTCTATGGTCAGTTTAACGTTAACCCTAACATAGCCGCTTTTACTCCTTCCACCGCTGATCAAAACTTACAACCAGTACCAGTCAATATAGAAGTTAGCGTTAGTATAGTGACACGTTTTCAGACAGATATGGATCAAATTTTAAGTAATTTTGTTCCATACAGCGACCCGTATTTTATTATTTCTTGGACTCGTAGAGAGATGTCTAACATAGAAATTCGTTCTGAAGTACTTTGGAATGGTACATTAACTATGGGTTACCCGGTAGAACAGCAACCCACACAACCAACACGTGTAACGTGTGATACATCATTTACTATTAAAGGGTGGTTGTTTAAGGCTGATGCTAACCCTGTAGGAAGAATATTTAAAATTGATACTAATTTTTACCCTGTATCGGGTACTCCTACGTTTGAAAATCTTGACTACTTAACCGATCCAACTCAAACTGAATCATTTACGATTTCTGCTAAACCTGAAATGCCATATAGTGATCGTTGGTTAACACCTGTCGGTCTTTCTGGCGCGTTAAACTTATACGGAACAAATTTAAAGTATACAAATTATGTTTACCTTAGCGGTAATAATAATATGTTTGGTACTAACACTCAAACAGTTAATCTATATGCACTATCATCTGGTTTATCAGCAAACTACCCTGCATTAACTGGTTTAGTGCCAGCCGCAAGTTATTATGTATATAATGATAATAAGTTGCAAGTAACCTATCCTGCACCATTAACTGTCGGTTATTTTGATATTATTGTATTTAACGATGCAGGTTATACTTTACTTTCAGTTAATTCATATAACTCTAATCTTTCCGTACAACCACCATACACTCAAGGTATACAGGCTGTATTACCACCCCCACCACAGCCCACCTCAACACCTACACCTACTCCGACATTAACCCCTACCCCAACACCTGACCCGTCTCCTACCTCTACACCGACTGTAACTCCTGTACCACTTACAGCTACACCTACAGCTACACCTACACCTACAGTAACTTTAACCCCATCACCTACACCCACGATAACACTAACACCTACTCCATCACCTACTCCAACAGCTACACCTGCTCTTACAGGAACATTGCTACTTAGCGTAGTAGATGGAACTGACGGTATTGTGTTTAACAGTGTAGGGTATTTAGCAACCAGTATGGTAACGGTTAATATCAATCAACCTTACTCAATTACTGCTATAATTAGTTATGGGTACGATTTTGAACATTGGAGTCTCACACCTAATGTTGTTGTTGGTAACCCTACAAATACAACTACTACAGTTACCCTTACAGCTGCAGGGGGTCTTCAAACCATAGGTGCATTTACAGTACTAC